TCACGGCTGCGGCGGCGTGAGCAGATAACCGAGACCGCGCACGGTCTGGATGATATCGACATCGAGCTTCTTGCGGATACGGCCGACGAACACCTCGATCGTGTTCGAGTCGCGATCGAAATCCTGGTCGTAGAGATGCTCGACCAGTTCGGTGCGCGAGATCACGCGGCCGGTATGGTGCATCAGATAGGACAGCAGCCGGTATTCATGCGACGTCATCTTGATCGGATTGCCGGAGACGCTGACGCGCCCGGTGCGGGTATCCAGCGACACGGGTCCGCAAGTGAGCTCGGACTGGGCATGGCCGGTGGAGCGGCGCAGCAGCGCGCGAATGCGGGCCAGCACCTCTTCGAGATGGAACGGCTTGGCGACATAGTCGTCGGCGCCGGCATCGAAGCCCTGAACTTTATCGCTCCAGCGGTCGCGCGCCGTCAGGATCAGCACCGGCATGATGCGGTTGTTGCGGCGCCAGGCTTCCAGCACCGAAATGCCGTCCATCTTCGGCAGGCCGATATCGAGCACGACGGCGTCATAGGGCTCGCTGTCGCCGAGGAAGTGCCCCTCCTCGCCATCGAAGGCGCGATCGACGACATAGCCGGCATCGGTCAGCGCCGTGGTGAGCTGACGGTTGAGATCGGGATCATCTTCGACAACGAGCAGGCGCAAGTGACTTCTCCGCGTTCACAACCCCGAATTGATGCCTAGGCGCGTGAACGCTTCATGAATGGCGGCAGCCGCCAACCTTACTTTTTCTTCACACCGTCTTTGACCAGAACCGCCTTGACCAGCTTCTCGACCATGCCGGGCGAATCCTGCCCGGTGAGTGCACTGACCTTTTCGCGGGTGCGGCCGCTGATATAGACGCCTAGCACGCCGAACCGGAACCCCCAATAGGTCACCAGCAACGCCGTGGCGTTGACCAGCGCATTGATGGTCTGGATATCGCCGGTCCAGAATTCGTGCATGAGCACACACCACAACACTGCGCATTCTACCGTCAATTCCAGCGCATAGGCCGGCCGCCACCAGCGCTGTAGCGGATCGTCGCTGGCGATCTCGGCGCGGATCGTCGCCTGGGTCTCGCTGATAGCCGCGCGCTGGGTCTCCGCCTCGGCGCGGATCATCTGTGCCCATTGCGCCTCGGCTTCAGCCAGCTTGGTCGGATCGGCCGCGGGGAGCGCCGCCTGCACCGCCGCCGGCGTCAACGTCACCGAGCCCACCGCCTTGGCGAGGATCTCGCCGGCGACGCCGCCGAGCGGACCGCCCAGCGCCGTGCCGAGCATCGGCGCGCCTAAAGAGATCACCTGTTTGGCAAGGTCACCCCAGTCCATGGTCATGTCCTCCGGAAGGCCGCGACAACAGCGGCGATGAATGTGGTGAGGTTTGTGGATCTGGCTGCCGGCATGTCCGGCGCCAGCGGCGGCGCTGCAATCACGGGCGGTAGCCCCACGGGCGGCGTGGTCATCACCGGCACATCGCGCAGCGCGGCCTTCCATTTCGCCAGCCATGCCTTGCGCTCGGCGAGACCAATGGTGCCGCCATTCAGCCGCCGCGTGACGCCGACGACATCGTCGGCTTTCGCGAACGGCAGACATCCGCAATTGATGAAATCCGATACGGCACAGGTGAGGAAGTAACGCGGATCGATCAGATAGTCGGGATGCGCGACCACATCGATCCCGGTGGCCTTCTTCACACGCTCGTAGCCCTCGCGGCCCGTCGTCTGCGATCCGCCGCGGCCGCGGAAATTCCAGCCGTCGTCCGAACCGACGCGGTTGCCCATGCGACCGTTATAGACCTTGTTGGCCAGTGCCCGCGGATTTCCGGCATAAACCTGCGCACTCGCCATGGTCGGAAACCGCGACGGCCAGACCTGCATCATCCGTCCGGCCGTGTAGTTCAGGCTCTCAACGACGTCGCGCCCTGCTCCGCATTCGTGCGAGATCTGCGCCATCACATGGGCCGCGAGCAAAGGCGTGGTGATCCCGTATCTCTCGAAGATGGCTTCCGACGACTGCGCCATACCGGACAGGAGCCCGGGCACGCGGCTGTCGCCCTGCGGCCAGAGGCGCCGCAAGACTGCTGTATCGAGCGTCATGATGGATATCCTCTTGGAGATTGAACCGGACGATCGTGCGTCAGCCGATACGGTGTCCGTAAAAGCCGTTCTGGGCTGCGGCGATGTAGCCGTCATTGGTCTCCATGGCGGCCCACACGGAGACGACATCGCCGGTCGCCAGCTTGAGCAGCGTATTGCTGCTCAGCATCGTCTTGTTGCTGACGATAGCCGATGACGTCTGCACGCGCGTGTCGTCGAGCAGTTCGACGCCGTTCTTGTACATGGCCGCTGTCAGCATGGTCGGCACCGCTGCATTGGCCTTGAACATGACCCGGAAGCCCAGCGCATAGATGCCCGTCACCGGCGCGACGAACTGGCTGTTCGCGGCATCGAAGACGCTCTGGTCGCTATGTCTGACATTGTTGAACTGCACCTTGGTGAAAATATTCGCCGCGCAGTATTTGTCGAAGTTCAGATAGGCCAGAAATTTCGGCGACTGATCGAAGCTGACCTGACCATTCGTTCTGTCTACCGCCAGTGCCGTCCGATAGGTCACGCCATCGGCGGAGACCTTGACCGTGAGATCGTCATTGCCCAGCAAGCCCATGAGCGCGCGCGGCGAATAGTTCGACTGGAATGTCAGGCCGACATCCCGCGCCGCGTTTGATTTGTTGAACGCGACCCGCATGTCGCCGCTGCCGGGCGTGACGTCGTCATGCGACAGCAACACAGAATCCGATTTGACGCTGAAGCGGTTGCTATTGTCGGCCTCCGTGTTGACGCCGAGGTGATCGGCATTGTCGAGCGCCAGGTTGCGCAGGTCGCGCCACAGCGTGCCATCGAACACGATCATCACATCGTCGGCGATGGACCAGACACACCAGCCGGCTTGCGGCGCAAGAAACGCCCATGCGCCGTCCTGCCATGTTGCGATGGCCAGCGCATGCCCGCTCCAGGCGCCCGACGCACCCGCAGCCACGATATAACGCGCACCTTCTGCCGGCGATTCCGGCGGCACGGTCCGCGTCACATCGCGTACGGCGATCTGGATCGCCGCGTCGAGAAGCCGCGGCGCCTCGTTATGGGTGACGTGTTTCTGCGCCTGCCCGCTCTCGATGAAGGGCAGTTTGAGATTTGGCGTGTCGGTCATATCGGCCTCAGAGCGTGAGTATCAATTCCCTAGGATGGCCGGCACCGACCGTGCCGGAGAGCTGCGCCAAGCGCAGATGCAGGCTCGGCTGCGGCGCGCCGAAATCAGCGATCTCGTCGGCCAGTGCGTAAAACGCCTGCGATGTCGCGCAGGCGATGCTGCGGACGACGAAGCTGCCTGAGAGAATCTCGAGCCGATACGCCTCGCCGTCTTCGCCAAGGGGCACTTCGACATTCCAGCCATCGCCATCGAGGCGCGTTCGCCTGATCCAGGAGATATGGATGCCATCCGGCTTGCGCGCAGCCTTCACATGCACCGGCGCCAGCGGCAGCAGCGCGCTGCGATCCGGCGTCAGTGTCAGCGCGACGGCTGACGCATCGTCATGGCTGCGGCCATTGCCGACGACGCGCAGCGACAACGGTCGCTCGAGTGCGTCGAGCCCCCGCGCAATCGGCAACAGGCTCCTGTCGAGCATCACGAACGGCGCGCCAACCGGCAATAGCGATACCATGGCGGATTCCGACCCCGCCTGCCCGCGCAGCAGCCGCGACAGCCGGTAGGTGTCGGCCTCGACCAGTTCGGCATTGGCAAACTGGATGATCTCCCAATTGCCATCGACGGTCCGCACCGCCGCGGAATTGCTGCCGCCGAGCACCCGTGCATCCGACAGCGAGGCCAGCGCGCCGCCATGCAGCCGCACGCGGCAGGTATTGGCATTGTCCCATCGTGCGGTTGGCCCTGTCGGCAGCACATCCAGCGTCTCGCCGATGACCGCAGGCGTCGCCGCGACAGTCGCCACCTGGAAACTCGCGCCGTCCCTGGATTTCCAGACCACCACCGAGCCCGGCCACGGATTGGCGAACAGCGCGAGCCGCGTCAGCACATCGGCATTGCCACCATCGATCACCGGCAGATTCAGCGCGAGCACCTGTACCGGCCCGAGCGCTGGCGGCACCGGCGGCAGCTTGATCTCGGGCGCCAGCAGCGGCACGGCGAACACGTCGGGATCGATGCTGCGCGCAGTCACCTGCCGCGCCTGCGTATCGACGAGCCCGCTGATCTCGAACAGCCGTCGTCGCCCCTGCAGCGTCAGCGCGATCACATCGCCCGGCGCCAGCGCCAGCGCATTCATGCCGACGGCAAACTCCGCGCGCTCGCGCCCCGCCCACAGATCCTGCAGCCAGACTTCGGCGCGCTGCGTCGCTGCCGTATCGCTGGTGATGACGGCGAGATCGGCATGCAGCATCCGGCTGGCGCCGCCGGTGAGTTTTCGCGAGGACACTGCCGAGCGCCGATAATCCGTCAGCGCATCGCTGAAGCCGATGCTGACCTGAACAGGCAATTCGGTCTCCTGCGCGCGCACGAGGCGCGCCAGCGCGCCGTCATCCGGCGCCACCAGATCGTCCTCGGATAATTCCGCCACCGGCGCGCCGCCGCGCGGGATGAACCGCAGCGTGCCATCCGCCGCCGTTGCATCGAAGACGTAAGCCACCGACAGCGGCTCGATCGTCGCCCGCGGCGCCATCGGCCGGTCCACGACATAGCCGTCACATCCGCCTGATAGTGCCGAGGCATCGATCCCCGTGACGCCGGCATCCGCGGCACGCTGCAGCGGCATGATCGCCTCCGGCCCGGCCTCGCCGGCGAGACCCGTGCCACCACCGGGCATCGGGAAATAGCTGGGCGTGCCGATCACGCCGCCAGAGGCGAACGCCTTCACTGTGTCGCTCACGCCGGCCTTGCCCGCGCCGAACAGGCCGGACACCAGCGAAGAGATCCCCGATGTCATGGCGCCTGCGCCCGCCTGCAGCGCGGATTTCGCGGCGAGATCCGACATCTTCAGCGCCAGCGATTTCAACACGTCGTCGAACTTCTGGCCGGACGCGACCGAGCTCGAAAACGCCTGAGTCATCACCTTCGAGAAGGTGGTGGCGGCAGATGTCAGACCGGCGGTCTTCGCCGTCATGCTGTCGAGCGTGCCGGACGCCGCACTGAGGTCACTGGTGTCGCTCATGCAAGGACTCCTCGGAATCGGGAAACTGTTTCATCAATTCGTTCAGCGCGCCGCGATCCAGCGGCATCGACACGGGGCCACGCACCGCCGCGATGGCATGGGCCAGTTCGCGCGGCGTCATCCGCCAGAACGCATCGGGCGACAATCTCAGCACGCCGAAGCCGAACTGCATTGCCTCGGCCCATGGAAACGGAGACGGAAACGGCGCGGGCGCCGTCATCGCGCGGCCGGTCGTGTATCGGTGAAGGTCGCTGATATCAATTCGGCGGCGATGCCGACAAAGCCTGCCGCGCCGCCCGCCACGGTCATAGCGGCGACCTCGTCGTCACAGGTCGCCTCGCCTGCCCCGCGCAAGCCGGCGCCGATGATGCGGATGAGATCGCGCGCCGACATCCGCCCAGTGCCGAAACGTTCGGCGAGCGCGGCGAGGTCATCGGCGCCGAATGCGCTTTCGAGCTCCGCCAGCGCGCCGAGCGTCAGCACCAGTACGCGGCTGCGTCCGCCGAGTTCGGCGGCGATCTCGCCGCGTAATCTGTTGGGCATGATGTGCTCCTCACGCCGCTGCGAATGTGAGTGCGCCTGCGGATTCCAGCGCGAGATCGAAACTGACTTCACCATTGTGTTCCCCTGCGAATTCAAGGCTGGCGATCTGGAACAGGCCGGTGATGGTGCCGAAATCCGGAACCAGCACCTGGCAGTTGTTGATGGTGCCGTCGAAGAACGATTGCCGCACCAGCGCGTCGGACGCGCCGTCCTTGAACAATCCGCGCCCGGAGATCGCGGCGCGGCGCACGCCGGCACCGGCCAGCAACTCGCGCCAGCGATCGACGGATTCCGCGTGCGTGATGTCGACGATCTCCGCATTGAAGGCGATGCGCCGGCTGCGCAGTCCCGCCACCGTGACGAATGCCGTGCCGTTATGGATCTTGATCAGCAGATCCTTGCCCTTCTGTGCGCCCATCGCGTGCTCCCTTGGACAATAGCGTTTTCGAGCGAAGTGGATGCCGGTTCGCGTCAAGAAAACGCGTCAAGGCGAAAGTCACTCTGGTTCGGTGACGGCGCGAAACCGCACCACGGCGTGATAGGTCCGGCCATCGGCCTCGCGCCGGATATCGGCGATGGCGAAGCGCAGATTGACCAGCCGATGTCCACTTGGCGTCAGCGGCGCGTCATCCAGCGCCTGCAGCAGCGCGCCGGTGATGATATGCGCCTCTCTGTGGCCGCCCTGCCGCGACCAGGCATGCAGCGTGAGCTGATGCTCCTGCACCTGGCCGTCATCGGCGGAGACATCGACGATGCGCGCATCGCCGAGCGTGACATAGGGAAAGGCGACATTGGCTGGCGGCTCGTCATAGACGCGGTGACCGCCGAGCGCGAAACCCAGCGCGGTGTCGCCTTTCAGCGCATCGTGAATCGCCGCGCGCAAGGCGACGTGAGCTGCGGGCATGATAAGCTCCGTGATAATTCAATCGATGCGCCATTCGGCGTCGATCTCGATGAAGCGTCGCTCGTCGATCTCGCGCAGCGCGGCGATGCGGTAGATCTTCGCGCCGTCGATGAAGCGATGCAGCAGGGTCAGCGCGAAGCCGCCGCGCAGGATGATGCGCAGATGCACCACCGCGCCGTCAGCATCGGTCTCGACTTCGCGGGTCATGCGCGCCGGCAGCACGGCGGCCCAGACGGTGGCAACGGCGCTGTAGCTGCGCGTAACGCCGCCCTGCCCGTCATCGGCCTCAACGGGCGCCTCGATCACCAGCCGCGTCTTCAACCGTCCGGGATCGATCATAGCGACAGCACCCGATACGGCGCGATCAGCGCGTGCAGACCAGCCGGCTGCATCGCAGCGCCGCCGCTGCTGCCGACAAGGCCGCGATTGTCATACCAATGCGCCACCAGAATCTTCAGTGCATGAATGAGATCCGCCGGCACGTCGTTTGCCACTGCGCCGAAGCCGCAGATCACATCGAGTTCGATACCTGCGACAGTGCGTCCCGGCACGGGCAGCGCCCAGCACGGCGCCGCGATGACGTTGGCTGCTGCGTCGACGACAAAGCTCTCGACCTCCAGCGGATGCGCGATACCCGATGCATCGAACACCCGCGCCGCGAGCAAGCTCTGCAGCGGCCCGATACGCGCGGTGAACCGTCCATGCGGCGGCCATGCATCCCGCACGAACCGCCAGGTCTGCGTCAGCAGCATCAGGCGTGTCAGCGCTTCCACATGCGCGCGCCCGGCGGCGATCAGCGCGGTGATGACAGCGTCATCGTCGGCGTGGTCGACACGCAGAAATTGTTTGGCATCGGCAAGCGACAGCGGCTCGCCGGCCGGCGGCACCAAAGAGATGGCGGACATATGATTCTCCGGGAGGCTCGTGTGACCAATCAGGGAATTGACATCGCGGGTCCGCGGGGCTGACATCCCCGCCATGATTCAGACAGGTTCCCGCACGCCGCCGCGCGCTCGCGCCACACGGCTCTCTCGCGCCATCGCAAGCAGCGCCATCGTCAGCCTTGCAATCGGCTTGATGTCCATTCCCGTCTCCGCCCTCGTCGGCGGCGCGAGCGTGCGCGATGACGAGATCGGCCGCGCGGTAATCACCATCGTCGGGTCGCGCGGCAATTTCTGTTCGGGTGCTTTGATCGCGCCGACTCTGGTGCTGTCGGCGGCGCATTGCGTGACGCCCGGCGCCAGTTACAAGATCGTGCTCTATGACGCCCAGCGGCAGCCGCAATTGCTGGCGGTGAAGCGCGTCGCCGATCATCCGCAATTCAATGCGCAAGGCATCAAGGCACATCGCGCCAGCGCCGATGTGGCGCTGCTGCAGCTCGCAGATCCCCTGCCCGGCAAGGCAGCGCTGCCGCTCGGCGTGCCCACCGAGCCCTTCGCCGCCGGGCAAAATTACCTGGTGGCCGGCATCGGCGTCGCCGCGCGCGGCGACGGCAAAAGCGGCGGCACCGTGCGCGCCGCACAGCTCACCTCCACCAGCCATCCCGGCAAATTGCAGATCCGCCTGGTCGATCCCGCGACCGACAACACACGCGACGGACTCGGCGCCTGCACCGGCGACAGCGGCGGGCCCGTGCTGCAACAGCAAAATGGCCGCACCGTCGTGATCGGCGTGGTGTCGTGGTCCACCGGCGCCAAGAGCAGTGCCGGCTGCGGCGGCCTCACCGGCGTGACGCCGCTGACGCTGTATCGCGACTGGATCTTGCAGACGGCGCGCGCCTGGGGCACGCCGCTCTGATCGCAGGCCTGTGCAAGCAAGCGCCGCGCAAGGCAGCCGTCGTTAAGATCTGTGAAAACTTCTCCGCTATGATCCGCGAATCATGGGGATTTCACACATGCTGCGCCTGCTCATCCTTGCCGTTTCCATGGCCATTTCAACCGCTGCCCTGATCGCGGGCGCGCAGGCCGCTGACATGGCCGGCCAGAGCCGCATCGGCCGCCTGTTCGCCGAGCCGGTGGTGAAGAGCCGCCGCGTGGTGGTGGTCAAGGACGAACGGCCGATGGAAGAGCCGATCGTGCAATATGCGCCGGAGGTGGATATCTCCTCCATCGTGCATGGCTATTACGGCAAGCCGAATTCCTATTATTACCGCAACTATTACGGCACCCCGTCCGAGACGATCTTCAGCCGCGCGCCCTATGGCTGCGGCTTCTACGGCTATTGCTGAGCGCCGCGCCTTGGAAGCGCCCCGCGGAACACGCGCACCGCGCTGCGGCATGTGTCGATTGTGACAGTGTGTTCGACTGCGACATCGTGGTGTCGGCGTCTCTCATTCTTGTGAACTGCATTTCCGAAACGCCTCCCTAGCTAGATGGGGTGCTTTCACGGCATCACGGGAAGCCGGTGATGGGAAAAGAAGAAAAGACCGAAGCCGAACTTGAGGAAATGATCGCCCAGCGCATCGTGGTCGGCGGCGTCTATGTGTCGGTCCGCAAGGATGCCCTGCTCGGCTGGCGGCCGATGGTGATCACCGCGCCGAAACACGCCACCTATGCCCAGCAGCTCGCCGATGAAGTGGCAGAGGAACTGCGCAAGAAATTCGTGCTGAAGGATTAGAGCAGTCTCATGTCGTCCCGGCCTGGCACGCCGAAGGCGTGCGCGGCGCCGGGACCCATACGCACCGCAGAATTGGCGAAAGCGCTGTCGTCGATCCGTCGTTTCAACTGCATCATGGGTGGTTATGGGTCCCGGCACGCGCCGGGACGACATCAACCAGGGCGCGCGTCGATCACGACTGACCGAACGTCATTCCTTGACCTCGGTCACATTGCTGATCGTCTTGACGCCATTGCTCTCGGTATAGGTCACCGTCACGCGCTCGCCGGCATGCAGCGATTCCGGCACGGTGCGCAGCCTGAATTTCTCCACCGCCCCCGGCGTATTCGCGCCGATGGTCTCGCCGGCCGGCGCCTGCTTGAGCACCACCTCGCTGGTGGTGCGATCGAGGATGGTGACGACGCCCGTGAAGGACTGGTCGGCCTGCGCCGCCGAGCCCACAAATGATCCCAGCACGGCCAGCACCGCCGCGGACGCGACGCGTTCGGTCAGTCTCATTGTCGTTCTCCCAGAGCTTGCGTGAATGGAGGTAACGACGGCGGCGGGAGAATGGTTCCGTGAAATCGGCTTCGGAAAGTGCGATGCAAATTCGCCCGATCGTCACAACAGCCGTATGCGCGGGCCACCGCTGGTGAAACTGCTCATCAGCGAGGTGATCCCCCACACCATGGCATCGAGCCGGTCCGGCGAACGCCCGCTCGACAGTCCCTCGACTCCGAAGTCGCACATCTCGTCTTCGAGATCAGGGAAGCAACCGACATGCTTCACCTTGCCTTGCTCATAGAGCGCCGCCACCGGCTCGGCGCGCAGATATTTGCCGCGCGTCGCGTGCACTTCCTTCAGCGGCACCGTGTGATCCACTTCGCGCAGCACGGCGCGCACCATCTCGCCGCCCATATTCACTTCGGCAACGATGTTGTTGGCATTGAGCCGGTGATACAGCGCAATGGCCTTGCTGGCCCAGGCCGACGGCGACAACCCCGCCGCAGACGCATCCTCCAGCACATAGAACCAGCCGCTCTCGGCGCGGCCCACAGCAACGATGCCGCAGGCATCCGCGCCCTTGCGCGAGGTGCCCGGTGGATCGATTGCCACCACGATTTTCGACAGCGCCGGCGGCTCCACCACACGGCACGCCTCGATCAGCGCGCGCGACCACAGCGCATCCGGCCGATCCTCGATCAGCTCGCCGTCCAGCTCCTGCCGTCCCATCCGGGTGCCGGCATAGCGGCCGACCACGGCATCGAGAAAGACCGGCGACAGATAATCCTTGTTGGCCACAGTCGGCGCCCGCGTCACCCGCGTGCGCGGATCGACCAGCAGACGCTTGATCAGAGGCAGTGGACGCGGCGTCGTGGTGATCAATTGCCGCGGGCGCGCGCCGAGCCGCAGCCCGAATTGCAGCATGTCGAATGTCGCTTCGGCATAACGCCACTTCGCCAGCTCGTCGCACCACGCCGCCTCGAATTGCGGCCCGCGTAATCCTTCCGGCTCGTCGGCAGAGAACACCTGACCGACCGCGCCATTCGGCCAGTCCAGCCGCTTGCGCGACGCCGTCCAGGTCGGGCGTTCATGCAGCGGCGATGTCCGCAGCAGGCCGGACTCACCTTCCACCATGACCTCGCGGGCATCGTGCCAAGTCTCCCCGATCAAGGCGATGCGGCCATAGGCGTGAGATGCATAAGGCGATCTGCCGAACACCAACGCCCGCACGGCGGAAATCACCGAAGGCGATGGAGAGCGAGCCCGCGGCGACGTCCGGCATGTCCTCGGTGTCGGCCAACGGAAAGCCGATCAGATTGGCGCGGCCACTGGCTGTGGCCGGCCTGGCGCCGAGATGCGCCCGCATCAGCTCTGCACGCCGCCGCGCATCAGCTAGCCGCATCCAGATGATTAGATCGGTCGCGCGCCTGCATTCTCTCGAATGGCTTTGGATCGCTTGATGAGTTGTTCGGCATCGGCAAAGCGGCCTTCATCTTTGTAGAAATCGGCCAGGCTTTCTAGAACAACCGCAAGATCCGGATGGTTCGGACCGAGCGTCCGCTCATACATGGCCGCCGAGCGCTTGAATAGAAACTCGGCATCGGCCTTGCGACCCTGACGCGAATAGACGACGGCCAGATTGTTCTGCGCCTGTGCGATGTCGGGATGATCGGAGCCGAACGCCTTGACGTTCAACACGATCGATCTCTTGAGCAGGCGCTCGGCATCGGCGTAACGACGCCGATGGATGTAGGCATGGGCCAGATTGCTCATCAGCACCGTGGCTTCGGGATCATCGCGGCCGCGCGCCTTTTGAAGGATTGTCAGTCCCTTTTCGAACATCGGCATTGCCTGGTCGTAACGGCCCTGCATGCTGTAGACGGCCGCGAGATTACCCAACGCAATTACGATAGACTCATCGTCGGGTCCGTGCGCCTTCGTGCCGATGGCGATGGACCGCTTGAGAAACGACTCTGCTTCTGCGTAACGCGCTTCCGCGCGATACAGGTCGCCCAGATTATTCAGCGTCATGGCGACATCCGCATGATCGGGACCGAGCGCCTTTTCCGTGATGGCCAGCGAGCGCTTGTAGAGCGGCTCGGAAACGGCGTACTGACCGAGATTGTAGTGAATGGTGCCGAGGTCGTTCAGCGGCGTCGCGAGTTTTGCATCATCCGGGCCGAACTCCTTCTCGCGCAGCGCCAGCGATTTCTGCGCCAATGGGAGCGCCTCCGTGTATTTCCCTGCCCGATACAATTCCTGCATCTGCAAAGCGAGCGTGGTCGCCTCGTCCTCTGCCGCGAAAGATGGCGCGCCGGGCGACAGGCTCAAAGCGAGCGCGGTAATCGCAACAGCGATCGATGTCTTCAAAGCCTTCATGGCGCATGTCTTCCTTCGGGTTCGTCGGGATCACGCGCTTTTTGTGCTTGCAGAGGCTCCGCAGGTTCAATGCAGCCGGCTGTTGCCGGATTGGCCGCGGGAAACGGCCGGATCGATGGTGGATTACGGCGCAATTGCACCTAACCCAACCTGCGACCTGAGCCGTCGCGTTAGCTCACCGCTCTGCGATACACGCCGCGCACGTCAGATCAGCCTCACACAAGCTCTTTCTGGCAAACATGCATCGCACATACGTCGCCATGGCTCTCGCGCAGTGACGCGCTGATCAGAAGGAATGCCCGTCGTGCTGCGCCCGCTTGTCTTCGCATGCATCGCTGCTGCTGTGACGCTGCCGGCGGCAGCCGCCGATCTCTCGGGCACTCCGCGCTATGGCCAAGGTCAGGTGGTGGAGCCGGCACCGCTCGCTGGCCGCGGGCGTTACCTTGCCGTCGAATCCCCGTCATTCGACAAGGTCACCACTTATTCGTCCCCGGTCGGAGCTCCAATTCAGGTTTACCGCTATTTCGGTCCGCCGCAGGTTTCCTACTACTACAGCCACTATGGTGTGCCGCCGGAGCTGCTTGTTGGCCGCCAGCAATTTGGCTGCAACTACCGCTATTGCTGAACCATAGAGCATGATCCCGAAAAGTGGCTTCCCGGTTTTCGGATCGGATCATGCTCCAACAAAGAGAAAGCGGCGGACGACGGCACGTCGCCCGCGCCACCCGTCCGTCTCTCAGCTCACCGCAAACTTCAGCACCTTGATCGCATCGAAGTCCTGCACCCCGCCGCCCACCCGCTTGGTCGTGTAGAACAACACATAGGGCTTGGCGCTGTAGGGATCGCGCAGCACGCGGACGCCCTGGCGGTCCACGATCAGATATCCCCGCCGGAAATCGCCGAAGGCGATGGAGAGCGAGCCCGCCGCCACGTCCGGCATGTCCTCCGTATCGGCCAGCGGAAAGCCGATCAGGCTGGCGCGGCCTGATGCAGTGGCCGGCGGCTGCCACATATAGACGCCGGTGGAATCCCTGAACTTTCGCACCATCGCCTGGGTGCGGCGGTTCATCACGAAACTGGCGTTCTGCCGATAGCCCGGCCTCAGCGCATAGATCAGATCGACCAGGCTGTCGGAGGGGTTCGACGCGGCGAAGGCGCCGGCGGCACCTGTGGCAATGGTGCCGATATTGCCCCAGCTCCATGACGCATTGGCCACTGTCGTATAGCTGAGAAAGCCCTTCGGCTTGTTGACGCCGTCGCCGGAGACGAAGGCCATGCCCTCCTGCTCGGCGAACACCTGATCGATCTCCCCGGCCAGCCAGTCATCGAGATCGACGGCCGCATCGTCTAGGAGTGTCGCTGTCGCAGCCGGCATGGCGTAAAGCTCCATCGCGGGAAACGACAGCACATCGAGCACGGGGGAATTGGTCTGCGAGCGCGGCGCGGTTTCGCCGACCCAGCCCGTCGCCGGCCCCGACGTCGTGAACGGCTTCTTGTAGAGGCCGCTGGAGATCCGGCGCACGCCGGAGATGCCGCGGATCGGCGAGATCATCGCGAGCCGTTCGGCGATCACGGTGTCCAGTTCGACCGGGACGAGATAGCCGCCATCGGTATTTGACCCGACCGACATCGCCTTGGTCTCGATCTGCCGCAGGCCCTCGCTCTCGCCGGATCGCACATAGGCATCGAAGGCCGACTTGTGTTCGGAAGGTTGGGGGCGCGCGGCGCTGTCCGCAGCGAGTGCGGGCCGCGCGCCCTTCAGGGAAAGTTGATCGAGGCGGCGCTGATGCGCATCCAGTGCCTGATTGATACGATCGACCTTCTCCTCCAGCAGCACATCGCCGCGCTTGTGCTCGATAACAGCCAGCCGTTCGTCATTGGCGGCCTTGAATTCCTCGAAGGTGCGCCGCAACTCGTCATAGTCGTCGCGCGGAATGGACGGGAAGCCGGCTTTATGCTCGGGGGCTGCATCGGTGATATCGAAGTTCATGGTGTTCTCCGGGGTTGAAGATCGATCGTCTGGGTAGAGACATGGCGAAGCTGCACGCGCGACGACGTCGCGGACGTTCACAGATCCCGAGCGATCAGCTCGTGGCCGACGGACCGGCGGAGCTGCGACATGAAAAAATTTGATCTGGAACAGTGAACCCTTCGGCCTGAACGGGGTTACGTTCCGATGGTGACACGCACGGAGTTGGCGATGACGAAGCATGCTCAACCACCAATGACGAACTACGACCGGTTCCTGCAACAGGCCCAGGACGAGATGATCGCCTTCGAACAGCGCGAGAGCGAATTCCGCAAGCAGGACCGCGACGAGCGCGCCGCGCGATTGCACCTGCCGCTCGATCGCGCAGAGATGCATTAGAGCGGTCCGCGCGTCGTCCGTGCGCCACGGAACGCGGCGTCGCAGCCGATTTTTCCCAACGCCATTTTGCGGCCGGCGCGAGAGCGCAGCGAACAGGCCTGCATGGGCTCGCTCGCCGTGCTCCCGCGCCGTGTCACCGGCGCCGGTGCATCCGCGGCGTCGGCAAGACCTGTCAGATTTAGACTTGGGAGGTTTGTCCAGGCGCGCTCGGCCTGCGCACGCAGCCGCGACATCGGCTGCGCCTTCACGGCGCTGACACGCGCGCCGTTCAGCAGCGGGAATGTGACGATGGACACTTCCCAAAGGTCGACCTGATAGAGTTTGCGCACCCGCGTCTTCGGCTCGATCTGGCCGCGCTGGGTGCGATAGCCGATCGACAGCCCGTCCACCGCTCCGGCCTGCAGCAGCGCCAGCAATTCGCGGGCGCGTGTCACGTCAGGGATCAGGCGGCCCCGCGCCCATAATCCGCGCAGGTCCTCCTTCATCTCGAGCCAGACGCCGACGGGCTCCGAGGGATCGTGCTGGAACAGCATCGGGATTTTTCGCAGGCCGCGCTGCTTCAGCGTCTGCGTGAAAGCGCCGGGCATCACCATGTCGCGCGCCTGGTCGAGCTCGCCAAACAGGCTGGCATAGCCCTCGATGACGCCGTCCGGCGTGAGTGCCAGGCGCGCGGGGGATGGCCAGGGAGATGGTGTTGGGGATGGCGACGGGGCATGCCATCGGCGGCCTCGCAACATGCGGGGGACTGGGACGGCAACGATCACGGACAGCAGTGTCCCCTCTCCCCCGCGCGTGGCGTAGCCACGCGAAGGCGGGAGAGGGTCAGGGAGAGGGGGCGCGACACGCGACGTCGCTTGTTGCGCCCTCTCCCGCCTTCGCTACGCTCAGGCACCCTCTCCCGCGGCGCACGGCTTCGCCGTGCTGGGGGAGAGGGGAAGAAAGAAGCGCGAACTACACTTTCGCGCGCCGCGCCGGCTTGCGCCTGATCACCGGTTTTACCCGCGGCCTCTCCGCCAGCGCCTTGCGCTGCAGCTGATCGAGATGGGCGAGAAATTCGCGGAAGACGCTGAGATGATCCCTGCCCGATTTCGTCTCCGGGCGGATCGAACGCATCACGTCGTGCAGACTGTCCATGGATGATCCTCTTCAGGTGTCGTCGGCCTCGTCATGCAAGCGATTGCGGCGATGCGCACGGCGGTTGAAGCGCGCGAGCTGCCGCACGAATTCGTCGAAGCGGCGCGAGGCGCCCGCGAGTTCGCGCAGCGCGAACAGAGCCGCAGCGCTGGCGACGCTCGCCCACAGAAACAAAGCGAGATGCGCGAGGTCGCCGCGCTCGGTGAAAATGCGGATCAGGTCATCCATGACAGTCATTCAATCACGCGGGCGCATAGGTGCCGTCCCTTGCGGGACAGCGGCATGCTGAACAATATGAGAAAGACGCTGTGCTAGACGGCGGCGCCGATCACGTCGATCAACTCCACCGGCCCGCCCGGCCGCGCGTCATCGAACACGCCGATCACCAGGCGACCGGTTCTCCAGGCATCGGTATCGAGATTGCTGCGGCCCCGTTTCAGCAGCGGCCCGCCGGGATGGCGGTCATGGCCATGCACCACATGGCGCGCGCCGTCCCCGGTATCGTGGCCGGACTCATCGTCGTCGGCATAACGCTTGGTCATCAGAACCAGCGGATCCTGCTGCGGCAGCGGCAGCGCCGGATCGACGCCGGCATGAACATAGATGCGATGCGCATCCATGTGCCACAGCGGCCGGCCGTCGAGCCAGTCGATATCATGCACCGGCACATCGGCCGCATCGCCACCATAGGAGGCCTGCGCCGCATCACCGCCCTTCGCCAGCCACTTCTCCATCGGCACGATACCGCGCAGTGCCGCCACCATCAGCGCATCGTGATTGCCCTTGAGCATCGCCAGCCTCAGGCCTGGCGCCACCCCTGCCCGCAACCGCGCAATGACGCGGCGCGAGTCCGGCCCCTTGTCGACGTAATCGCCGAGCAGAACGAGCGTGCAATTTTCTCCAGCCCTGTGCGTCTCGATGGCGGCGAGCGCACGATCGAGCAGATCGCGTCGCCCGTGCAGATCGGGAATGACGTAAGTGAGAGGCATCGCATGATCCGTCTAACGATCCCCGGGGGTCGCTTCGATGTGTCCACAGTCGTATGACCCGCATCATACACGCGCATGCGGCAAAACATGGACGCGATGCCATGGACGCGACGCCGGGGCTCGCCGCGCATAAAAAAGCCCGGCACATGGCCGGGCTTTTGCGTTGTCTGGAGTTCGTCTCAGGCAATCGGTCTGCGATCATCCACAGCTGATCGATCGCGCCGCATGGGACCTCAGTAGCGCGCAACCACCGGGCTGCCGAACTTGTAGTTCAGGCCGACGCGGACGGTATGGAATGTCAGGTCGTTCGAAATCGTCTCGCGGTAATTCGCTCCCGGCGGGGCGAAGGTGCTGCCCGGCAGATAGGTCGAGTTGTAGGAGATGCTGCCGAGGTCGGTGTAGAGATATTCGAGCTTCACCGTCCAGTTCGGCACGAAGGCATGCTCGACGCCGGCACCCACGGTCCAGCCGACCTTGGTCTCGCTGCCCGATGCTGTCTTGTTGTAACCATTGTTGGAGAGCAGCGTCCAGCTGCCCTGCACATCGCCGACCGCCAGACCGCCGGTGGCGTACCACAGCGTATTGTTCACCGCGTAGCCAAGGCGCGGGCGCACCGTGGCGAACCAGTCGCTCTTGGTGGTCTCGGTGAAATTGCGGGTGATGAAGCCACCATTGAGGCCCGACGAGGCGACCGTCTTGCTCATGCCGGACGCGTTGATATCGGCCTCAAGGCCAAACACCCAACTGCCGACCTGATAATTGTAGCCGACCTGCCCGCCGCCGATCACGCCCTGCGGGCTGTAGCGCTGGTTGCTGAGGCCGATCAGTTCGTTGCGGAAAGCCAGCGATTCAACGGACCAGCTGCTGGTCGGATCGAGAAACGTATCGGCTCCGCTGCGGCCGAAGCCATAGCCGACATTGGCGCCGACATACCAGCCGGTCCAGCTATAAACGGGAGCAACCATCGCTGGCGCCTTCGTATAAGGGCGCGCCGCCATATCGGCGGCCAATGCGGAGGTTGCGCTCAAGGCGAGAAGCGAAGCTGCCCAAATGATCTTCTTCACGCGTGTCTCCCGACGATCTGCAATGACGTGATCACAGACCTACGGCAGTTCGCCCTCAAATGCTGTCACGCGACGGCAACACCCAGGGCCAAACTCAACCCATGATTGTTTACAGACGCGCAATACACTCCAGTACCTTACGCGTTTGTCCATGATATCAGGCGGTCCGTCCTCACCGCTTCGAGAACGAGCTACAATCAACCCCCTACCCCAACCGGTCTCCGCCCTCCACCGGCGCATAGCCGACCGCTTCGCGTTTCTCGTTCAGCGTCAGGAAGTCGGCGCTGCTGACGCGCTCCCACAGCGCGGTGCGATCGGAGGCCAGTGCGTCGACACGGTCGGTGTCGATCTCGATGCGGATAGCTTCGCCAAATTGCGGCGCGAGCCATTGCGCCAGCGCATTGCCGGTGCGCGCCGCCAGCGGCAGCACGGTCTGGCGGAAGAACACGCGGTTGGCCTCCTGGAAATTCGCAAACGTATTGTCGCCGGGAATGCCCAGCAGCATCGGCGGCACGCCGAAAGCGAGCGCGATCTCGCGCGCGGCATTGTGCTTGGCGTCGAGGAAATCCATGTCCTTCGGCGTCAGCGACATCGCCTTCCAGTCGAGCCCACCTTCGAGCAGCAGCGGCCGCCCGGCATTGGCGGCGCCCTGATAATTGCCCTCGAGTTCGGCCTTGAGGCGATCGAACTGCGTATCCGACAGGATCGATCCCTCCGCCCCGGCATAGACCAGCGCACCGGAGGGTCGCGCGGCGTTATCGAGCAGTGCCTTGTTCCATTTCGACGAGGCGTTGTGGGTGTCGAGCGCGGTCGCCGCGGCATCGATCGGCGCCAGGCCATAGTGATCGTCGAGCGGATGAAAGAAGGTCAGATGCAGAATTGGCGGCACGTTTGACGCCTGCTGATCGAACCGCACGCTGCGGCCGCCCACGCTGTAGTCATAGGCCTCGGCCCAGCCGTCGCTGCCGGGCACGAGCTTCATGCGATCCGGACGCAGCGCATAGAGTTCGCGCACCTCGTACTGCCGCACCTGCGTATCGAGCGTCACGGCTTCGACATAGGCATTCCCCGCCAGCAGCAGATGTGCATAGAGCGTCTCGAAGAATACCCCGCCATCCTGCCGCGGATTCGGCCGCGTCAGCAGTTGCGCCAGCGGATGCGCCTCGCGCTCCCTAGCGCCGTCGAACACCAGAAAGCTGCACGCTGCCGCATTCTCCGCGATCAGCCTGACGGCACGATGCACGACGGCGTTGGAGAGATAGCCCTCGCGGGCCAGCGCCGCAAAATCCTTCGGCGTCCACCGCGCCCGCCCGCCCGATTCAAATGCGAGCAGTCTGGCCGTGCGCGATGCCTTCACTTCGGGTGCTGCGAGATAGGCTTTCAAGCGATCGAACATGATATGATCCAATTCAACTGTGCGCGGGACACGAGGTCACAACACCCTGATCCTTGGCCCACCGCCGCGCGACACCAGCGCCAGCGACGCGACGGCCCAGACCATGGCGTCCAGGCGGTCCGGCGAATGCCCCGACGACAATCCCGAACTCGCGAAGTCGCACATCTCGTCTTCCAACGCGGCAAAACTGCCGGCGTGCTTCACGCGGCCCTGCTCGTACAAGGTCGCCACCGGTTCGGCGCGCAGCCATTTGCCACGCAGGGCGCGCACCGGCGTCACCGGCACGGTGTGATCGACTTCGTTGATCACGCTGCGCACCATCTCGCCGCCCTGGTTGACTTCCACCACCAGCGCGTCGGCCTCCAGCCTGCGCCACAGCGCGATCGCCTTGTTGGCCCAGGCCGTCGGCGTCACTGAGGACACGGTATCATCGGCCATCACATAGACGATGCCGTCCTCGGCGATCCCCGCCGCGACGATGCCGCAGGCATCGGCGCGCTTGCCGGACGACACCGGCGGATCGACAGCCACGACGATGCGCGGCGGCGCGGCGTCTACGCGGCACTGTTCGAGCAGTGCGCGCGACCACAAGGCATCGGGCCGGTCCTCGATGATCTCACCGTCCAGTTCCTGCCGCCCCAACCGTGTGCCGGCATAGCGGCCCATCACGCTCTGCAGAAATGTCGGCGCGAGGTTAAACGCATTGACGACCGTCGCAGCCCGCGTGGTTACCGTCGCCGGATCGCCCATCAGGCGTTTGAGCAGCGCCGTTGGCCGCGGCGTTGTGGTGATCATCTGCCGCGGTTGGCTGCCGAGCCGCAGGCCGAATTGCAGCATGTCGAAGGTCGCTTCCGCATAGCGCCATTTGGCCATTTCATCCGACCACGCACAGGAGAATTGCGGGCCGCGCAGGCTCTCGGGATCTTCCGCAGAGAACACCTGCGCGACGGCGCCATTGCTCCATTCCAGCCGTTTGCGCGACGGGATCCAGACCGGTCGCTCGTGCCTCTCATGGATCGTCATCAGGCCGGACACGCCTTCGATCATCACTTCGCGCACGTCGTGTTCGGTTTCTCCGACCAGCGCGATGCGTCGGGCGATCTCATGAGCGAATGGCGGACGGCCCAGCGCCTGCGCGCGCACCCACTCGGCGCCAGCGCGGGTCTTGCCCGCACCACGGCCGCCGATCATCAGCCAGGTCAGCCATTGCCCGCCGTTAGCCGCCATCGCCGGCGGCAATTGATGCGCATGCGCGAAGACGTCCCAGCGTTCATTGAGGAACTTCTGCTCGCCCTCCGTCATGCCCGCCAGCAGAAAGTTGAAGTTCTCCTTGGAGACGCCTTGCCAGACGCTCAGAAAGTCTTTGACGGAGTTCGTCGAGGTCTCTGGGACGGTCGTCATGATCTGCAGACCCTTGCGCGTCGTCGACACGCCCCTTCTTCAGTTCGGTCAGCGTACGCACCAATACGGCCAGCGTGCGGGCGCGATGATCGGCCTCAGCCCGCAGCGATTCATCGCACCCTATGCGCCCGACGATCTTCTCGATCAGATCCAGCTCGCGTTCGATGACCTTGGTGACGCGTTTGACCAGAGAGGCGCGCGAACCGGGCCTCACTTTCTTGCCCAGGATCTTTTCGGCGGCTGCAAGTATGTCTGAGGCCTCCGATTGATCTTCCTTCTCGGGCGACTTGAGTTTCGGCCGGCCGGTCGAGGCGCATATCATCGTTGCAGCCATTGTCTTCCGCCGGGCAACGACGCTCGCGCGCTTCGTTACAGCGACCAGGGTTTCGGCGGCGGGTTCATCGACGTTCGCATTGTCGATGGACGTATCTGAAGACATGCCATCCGATGTCACGTCTTCGGCAAATGAATCCTCATCGACTGGATCGGACATGTCGAGTGCCGGGGCTTCCTCAGCCCTCACGACAGCAACCCGCGCCGGCTTTTTCGCCGGGCGGGCTATTGGTTTTCGGATCATGTTGGTGACTCTTGCTGTTGTCAGCCGATATTGCAGGGCTGACTGAAACCGATGGGTTGATCGCCTGCGGCGATCACATCCTGAAGAAGACGAACCAGACCACGCCGAGGATCAGCACCGCGAGGCCGGTGCTCATCGCCAGAAGCGCGAGGATCGACGGGCCCGGTTCGGCCTGGCGTGCTTCTGTCGCGGATTCGACGATCTGCCCGTTTTGCTTGGTTGCCAAATTCCTGATTATCATGGTGCCCTCGTTTCGCTGGCTGTTGGATACCTTGCGGCATCACGCAGAAAACAACGCGAGATATAGACCGATGTTCCGATCCGATCAGGTTCGCCCCCAACACCGGCTGATTGACGTCGATCCGATGCGCTTTCCCGGCGGCATCAGCTGCGAACCCAATTGTGGAGCATGCCGTAAAGCTACTTCGACAGCGCAACGCTGTCAAGGCTAAAAATCCTAGATTCTGAATTTAGTCCCCATATCGGAATTTTATCCGCGCAATCAACGTGCTGGCTATCGCGGCGGCTGCGACCACGCCGCTCCAGGCGCACCGGTGATCTTGCCGGGATAGTCGACATTGACCACGCAATTGCCGCGCAGGTCGGCCGCGGCCTGCAGGCATTGCTGATAGTCGAAGAACCGGCAGATCTGCGGCACACTGCCCGGCCCGCGGGGGCCGCCGGTCAACACGCAGAATGGCGGAATACCGGAGTGGGCCGCGACCGATGGCCGCGCCTGCGCGAGATCCAGAGTCGGCAACAAGGCCGACGCGACTGCAATCGCAGCCACGGCCCATACGAGCCCGCGAATCCTCATTGTCAT